TTCTTGGGTATAGCCAGCTTGATCATGCGCTTAAGTTTTCTCACTGCGCCTCCTCCTCACAAGAGCCTCAGCGAGAGATGACACACCCACAGGCTCTTGCACCTGCCTCTCACCTGCTGAGCGCTGAGCCTCCTCGGGCAAGTCACCTGCACCGAGTCGCTCACGAATAGCGCGCTCAAGCTCATCATCAGGAGTGAGTAAGCCAGACTGCACAAGAGCAGGGAGCATGCCCAAACTCTCAGCAAGATCATCAGTATCAAGACCTGTGTGAGCAAGGCGAGGGAGCTTGGAGGGGTCAACCGCGCCATAATTCCATCTCACCAAGCGCCCAATCGTTCCACCACCTCTGCGGTCAACACCGCTCACAGCAGACGCCACGATGTCACAGAGGTTGATAGCAGCTCGCCTAAACATGGAGAGGTGAACCTCACCCACCGAGCGAGAGCCTGTGTCAGTGATGCCGAGGTTGGCGAACTGAGCAAGGAAGGCTTGGCTGATCTGATTGTCACACTCTCGGATAATATCGAGAGGGCCTTGCGCGTAAAGGTTAGGCGCAGCGCTGTATGTCTCAAAGCTGACCACAGGGTTGTCGATGAGGTAGCTCTGCTCAGCACTGAGGAAGGCTTGAGCCTGTGCCTCTGCCTCATCGATCATCGCGTTGATGTCGGCATCAGTGAGGCCCTGCTGTTCAGCGAGCGCTCGATCTACTTTGACCTTTGGCGCAGGGATAGCCCAGCGATCGGTCCCAACACACATGAGATTGCTGATGCGCTGCTTAGTACGCCACCACCACCACACAGGGCGAAGCATGCCAGAGCCCTCAAAGTTAGAGCCTGTGCGGTTAAGGGTGAGGAGCAGGAGCTTATTGGAGGGAATAGGCTCAGCCACCTTACCCACGCCCACAGTGTTCTGAAGAACCCCATCGAGGTGCTGATTGTCACGGCTGAGCCAACGCTGATGCGCTGAAGGCTCTCGATCTGCGTAATGGTCGAGCCACACGCGCGTCTTGCCGTTCTCATCAAGGCCTACTCGGTAGACCTCCTCAGCATAGCGATAACCCAAAGGAACGAACTCAAGCAGGTAGCTGAGCTGTTCTTCCCATGACAAGGTGGTCTGCCCTGCATACCCATCAAGGCCCCACGCCTCATTAGCAAAGCGAGCGAGCTCGTTGCAGGCTGGGTCTTGATCGTCTGCACTCTCCCAACGCCAAGTCGCGCTGAGTAGTGTCTGCCTAAGCATATGCCAAGAGCGTCTGACCACAGGGTCAGTCCTCAGCATATCCTCAGCTTCAGTCACCCAGTTGAGCCCTGTGAGGCTCGGGTTTCGCTCATATCCCGTGAGAACCCCACCGCTCAACTGAGTGCCGCTGATCCCCCTCACCGAGAAGCGAGGGTGAAGCGCGCGCATATGGCGTGGTGCCTCACCTGGCTCTGATTGATAATCGAGCTTTCTCATTTAGCCCTCGATGATTAAGGATAAATCCTCCATCAATCGTCAGCTATCTCCATTACGTCAATCAGCAGTGTCGTGTTTCTCTTGGGCGTTGTCAAGTGTAGGCCACTCACCCTTTGGTTGAAACACGCTTAAGTCAAGAGGCTTGTCTGATGTGGCGCATGTAGTGAAAGTCACGGAGAAGCGATGAGGCTTATCACGCCTCACCATCTGCCTGCATGTCTCACACCAAATGTACTTCCCTATCCTCACAAGTCCTCTTTAGTCTGTAAGCTCTTGATGAAGCCATTGAACAGGCAAAGCACAAGGTGTACCCATATCGATCACAAGAACATCATCAGCGCCCTCTGAGTTGTGCCACGCATAACCATCTGCTCCAACAAGAGCCTCTGTGCATGTAGAGTGCATGTCGCATAACTCAGTAAGGATTTTAATCAACCCTTGAAGCTCAGTAATTCCTGCTTTTTTGGCCGCTTGGCAATAAAGATTGCGAGCTTTAGAGATGCTTTCATTGGTTTTGAGGCTGACATTATATGAAGCCAAACGGCTCAACGTCTTGAGGGCTTTTCCCTCTTTGCCCTTAACACCCTTGATAACAGTCTGAAACTCAGCGCTCATGCTGCTTAACATGGAAACAACTTGAGATAACTCAGAGTTGTCAACAGGCAAGGCCCTGGCCTTGATATTCTCTGTTGCGCAGATGATCTGCTCATCACTAAAAGCGCTGAGACTTGCAGGTTTAATGTTTGCGATTTTTTTCACGTCAATCTTCTCCATCTTTGGTCATACTTAAGAAACAAAGAGCCCCACACCCGAAGGTGTGGAGCTCCCCAACCAAGCAGAGCGCCCCGCTAACTTTTAACTTTGGCGAGATCACGAGACACAAAGCTCAGAGATAATGACTAAACACACCTATATAACACAGCAAAGATTACTTCTCTTTCAAGATTTCGATCATCGCCTCAAGTTTATCAATACGCTTCTCCAGCTGATCGATGTGGTCGATGAGCTCCTTCTGCTCCTCCTGCTCCAAGTCAAAGCGCTTGGAGGTGAAGCGATAGAACATATACAAGAAGGCGAGCGTGACTACTGCGACCAAGTTATTAGGGTCGAGCGCCTTCTCGATCAGCGTTGGCGGGATAGTAGGGTCAGGCATCAGAAGCTCCGAGGTGAGGTGGAGATACCCGCGCGCCTTGTGCGGTTGGGCTTAGCTCTTGGAGTGTACTTACTCTTGTTCACCTCATCAGCCCAATAATGGAAGATGCAGTCATAACGCAGAGCATCTAAGGGGTCTTCGCGCCCATCCTTCTTAGGCTGCTCCTTATTATCCCAAGCGTAGCTCATGAGGGCCTTGCGGAGGCTGTTGCCTGTGGCGCGCTCGCCCTGCCTCCACACCTCCTCAACGATGAGGTAGCGATTACGATTGAAGGCGCGTTTGAGGCGTTGCACACCATTGAGTATGTCAGTCCTCACAGGGTCAGTCGTAAAGCGCAGAGGTAGACCGATGCCACCCTCATCGATGCCCTTGGCGATCTCACGGAAAGCAGAGCGCCCTGTCTGATCGTTGCGCGCCTTGCCTGCCTTGTCAGCCACACCTTCATCAAGCCATATCCGAGGGCCTGGGGCGAGGTGCTTAAGCGAGCGAGGCCAAGCCACCCGCAGGATCAGCGCGCTTAGTTGTCTGATCGTCACCTCTTGAGGGTTGATCTCATGAGTGATGATGGTGGCTTGTCGCTCCTCATCATAAGCCATGATGATCACCGAGGGCTTTCTGAACCCCCAGTCTATGGCTATGCGCCCTGTCATCTCCTCACGATAAGAGAAGTCCTTGATCACATGGCGCTCGCTGTCAAACTCTTGATAGACGAGACCTGTTGGAGGCTTGGGCTTGTTAAGCACCATAGCCTCACGCTCATCATCAGGGAGGAGTTTAGTAGCCTCAAACCACGCCTCACTCAGATTGTTCTCGTTGACGTATGAGGTAAACATGAGAGGTGAGCACCCTGCATCCTCTGCCATCTGTACCCACCACGCATCAGAGACAGGTAAGCCCACCAAGATCAGAGTCGGGTGAGGGCCAGAGCGCAGACGCCCAAGCGCCTTATGTGCTACCTCGGGCCCGAGGGTTTGACACTCGTCAACGAGAGCCACACCCGAGGTGACGTTGATACCTTCAAGAGGGTTGTGGCTCGCATCGCGTGTGCCTGGGCGATAGTAGGAGCGACAGAGCACCGCAGAGCCTGTGTGTGTGTCTGTCCACTTATGAAGCGTGTGATTGTAGACCCACCCGCGCGGTGCTAACCACTTCTCGATCTCAGGCATGAGCACCGAGTTATAACGAGGTGTGGTGTCAGTGACCAAGAGTGAGGTAGTGCCAGGCCGAGTCTTGGCGATGAACCACAGCGCGAATATGAGAGAGGAGGTTTTGCCCGATCCCCACCCACAGCGCGCGGCGATCACTTGGTCTTTACGCCTGATGCCTGTAATGACCTCACGCTGTAGGTCGTTTAGAATAAATGGGCGCTCCTCATCACTCATCATGCCTCCCCTAAGTATTCTCTCAAGCGCTCGACATTGAGAGACAGCGCGTGAGACTTCTTGCCTTTGCGGTAGCCTGTGACGACACCCGCCTCAACAAGGTTAAGCACTTGATGTTGTATTGCATAGACGCCCACATCATCGGTGATATACCCGCGCGCAAAAGTCCTCACAGGTAGCAAGGCTCCCTTTGGCCACTCAGCCAACATCTTGATCGCCGCTCTCATGCTCGGCAGGAGCTCCACCCAAGAGGAGAGCTCAACGAGGTCATCCATCGGGGAGCGTGGCTTGGTGGGCTTGATCTCGACTACAGGCGCAGGCTTGCGAGGGAGCGAGCACACCTCGAAGAACTTGCTCGGCTCAGTGTAGGAACACATTGAGGCGTCTAGGCTGTCAAAGCTTCCCCACCTCATCGAGGCCATAGGTGAGTCGCGCCCAATATCACGTCCCCAAACCAAGACCACATCAGACCACTCAGAAGCATGAGAGATCGCCATTGACTGGAAGTTGACGCGATAGATGCCGAGAGCCACACACCATAGCGCGTTGGCCTCATGAGCTGCGCGCTGTAGATCGAGGAGGGCTGTACCCATCTGATCGAGCACCTTGTGCATGAGGTCGGTGGGGTTCTCACTGACCCCTGCGTGGCGGGTCTTGATCTCAAGCGCCACCTCAACATGACCTGAGCGCCGCGCCAAAACGAGATCACAATACTTACCTGGATCGGGCCAAGCAGGGCGCCCCGCCTCGATGGGGTCAGCGCTGATCCGGTAGTTGGCCCAATCTGCACTCTCGATCACCGAGAGGAGGAGGCCTTGAAAGCGCTGATGAATACGAACAGCGCCCGCCTCCATCTGCTCTTTACTCCATCGCTGTGGAAAGGATGGGTGCTTGATCTTAAGGAGGTCTTGTGTCATTGTTCACCTTGCTCGGTTTGTGTTGTCGAGCGCCTTGGCTGTGGTGGCCATTAACTCACCCCTCCCTGTCAGTGTTGATGGGGAGGGGTTAGTTTTAGGAACTCCTCAACGATGCGCGACCAAGCGGTCAGCCTGTCTTGGTATGTGTGATAAATCAGTCTGCTGATGTTGACATCAGTACCATACACTCTCACATCGATGTGAGCAGGGAGCTCACAGGTGAGGCGCGCGATAGGCTCCTCCCCCCACTCTGGGGAGCGCACCGCTAGACGCCTGTCACCATAGATGACCGCTGTGTATAGCTCAGGCACCTCACCACGCAGAGGAGCGAGGAACTGCATGCCGTTGAGGAGGCGGTCTGAGGGCATGTACACCTTATCAATCATCATCGCCCTCGCCCTCACCTTTGGGAAAGAGCATCTCGTTGGTCTGCTCGATCATCGCCATCACTTCAGCGTTGCCGTTGAGTTGCTTAGTGCTCACTTCAATCTCACGCTTAGCGCTGTAGCGCTCGGGCCACCTACGCTCAAGGAGCCAAGCAAGGCCCTTCCAATCTTGGCGCGCATCGATCAGCGAGCGCATCTCAGAAATCATAGCGCCCTCTCCTGCGATCTTGGCGTCATCGATGCGCTCGCGCAGCTCCTCATCAGCATCAAGCCAGCGATAGAAAGTGGCCCTGCTGAGGTTGGCACCGACACACGCCGCCTCAACGCTGTGACCTTTGGCGAGTAGGTGGCAGACCTCCTCTAGCTTCTCAGCGTTGCGGGGCGCCTTGGGGCCTGTCTTCACGCGCGCGCTTGTCTCGATAGTCTCATTAGTCTCTCCTGCTTCACGTGAAGCAAGACCTTTGAGGTCACTCTTAGGCTTTGGCATACTCGTTCTCCCTTTGCAGATAGAGCCTCATGCGCCTCATCGCACCCGCAGCAGTATTGGGCAGAATACCTAAGTCTCTCCCCACCTGCACAACGGAGATGGTTGGGTCGGAGCAGAAAGTGCGTAAAAGCTCAGCATATCGGTATTCTGCTGAGCGCTCCTCAATGTCTGTCAATGCCTGCTCATACAGCTCTATCAGCTCTAGGCGATCACTGACGAGCATATCACCATCGATTGCTGACCACCGCTTCTGAGTAATGCTTAAATCCTCAACGCTACCGATGGGAGTATTCCCACGCGCGCGGGTGCAATTCTTCGCTCTACTCCTCACAGTCACGCTCATAAGGCGCTCAGTCAGATCAAAGTGTGGCCTTGAGCAGAGATAGGTGAGCGAGTCAGAGACTACATCATCAGCCTCAGACTCCAGCGCCCCACACCTCATCGCGTGGAGTCTCCACTTTTCCCGATTGCCTAAGATCAGCTCACCAAATGCTTCAATCTTGGTCTTCGGCGTCCCACGTCTCGTCAAGAGACTCCTCATCTTCATCGTGTTCATCGTCAGGTATCTCCATCAAATCGTCTATCAGAGCGTCTAACTCCTCATCTGAGTTGATGATGAGCCACTCTGAGCCTAGGGCCATCTCTTGTCGGTTGGGTTCCATGTTGCGGGGCCTCCAATAGATGTACTTTCGGTCTGCACATTAGGCCCAACAAAGCGCCAATTGTCAACGATGATGTCTACATCTTGACGCTTAACGCCGTCCTTCTCCCACTTGTTGACTTTGGCCTTGCCCTCGATTGAGACCCACTTGCCCTTTTTTACATGATCAAGGAAGGCTTTGCCGCGCTCGCCAAAGATGACCAAGTTAAACCAATCGGTTTGTTTCTCACCTTTGACATAAGCGTCCACAGCGAGCGAGGTGCTCACGATGTCTTTGTTGGCCCCGCGCGCTTCTGGGTCTCTGCCGATGATGCCAACTAATAAAATCTTATTCATCTCTGATCCTCCATTTAAGGTGTTAAAACGATGTTAAGAGGGAGGCGCGCAGCAAAAAACGCCTCCCTCTCTCCACCTTAACCCTTGCACACTTAACACGCGAACAGGCTTAGAAATGATTGACAATGAAATAAAAGTAGGCGAGGGCAGTGTTGCGCTCGTTGATGTGATGGGCTCAGCGTTGAGCGTGGTCAATGCTGCGCGAGTATCGATGGGCAAGCGCTCCGAGAGCTTTGATGCGCGTGACGCCAAGCTGATTAAGTATCTTTGGGAGCATGGTCACACCTCGCCCTTTCGTCATGTGCACCTTCAGTTTCACATCAAGGCGCCCATCTTTGTTTTGCGCCAATGGATGAAGCACCAGGTGGGGTGTGCATGGAACGAGATCAGCGGTCGCTATGTAGAGCTTGATGAGAGCTTTTGGAGTCCTCACTTGTGGCGTGAGCAGAGCGCGAGCGTGAAGCAGGGAAGCGGTGGAGCTCTTGAGCAGTCAGCTCAGATTGACGCTCACTTTGTGTATGTTGAGGCGATCAACGCCGCTGTCGCCACTTATCAGCGCTTGCTCCAGATGGGAGTCTGCAAAGAGCAGGCGCGCGCTGTGCTCCCTGTTGCCACCATGAGCGAGTGTTATTGGACTTGCTCGCTTCATGCGCTGATCCACTTCTTACGCCAGCGCCTTGATGGTCACGCTCAGCAGGAGATCAGAGAATATGCTCAAGCGGTGAGCGAGCTTGCCGAGGGCGTTGAGGGCTTGCGCTACATCTTGGAGACTTGCCTTGATCGATTATGATCTCACTGACTTTGTAAGGTTCATGCTTTTATTACTGATTATGCGCTTGGCGTTTGAGGTGATGTCATGAGGGCGCTCATGAGGGCGCACTGGGTGAAGCACTGGATGCGTCACGCTGAGTTGATCGCTGAGATGAGCCCTTGCCCCCGAGGGCAGGTTGGGGCGTTTATCGTTGACGAGCGAAACAACCCAATCAGCGCAGGCTTCAACGGCCCACCGAGAGGAGCCTGCGGTGATCTGTGTGGTGGTGAGGTGTGCGACAGAACAGCGCGCGCCATACCATCAGGCACATCAACGGAGATAGGCTGTCATCACGCAGAGCAGAACGCCTTGATGAACGCTCTGCATAAAGGCGTGAGTGTGGCGGGTTGCACCTTGGTTGTGACTACGCCACCCTGCTTGGGCTGTGCTCGCCTCATACATCACGCAGGCATTGAGCGCGTGGTGATCGGTGGGCGCTCGTATGACTCACAGGGAGCTGATTACCTTGAGAGGTTTATCGCTTTACGTCAGGGTGTCTCTTGTAGCGTGAGCGAGCAGTCTCAAGATTACAGTTCATGATTTCGCTCATCTTTTTATAGGTGAGTCCTTGATCTCTGAGCTGTTTGGCCCACTCCACCTCTGGCGATAGGTAGGCTCTGCCTCGGTTGCCTCGGCTGAGATCAAGCACCCAACCTCTCACGCGCTGATAAGAGACTCCAAGCCTGTCTGCGACCTCTGTCATAGTCAGCCCTGATTTATACAACCTGCGCGCGCGATCTTTGAGATACTTACGATCCATAGAGTCATTGAGCATATCTTGAACTTTGGCGCGCTCCTCCTCCTCATGAGCCTCGCGCAGCGCCTCGATGTCCAGCTCTCTGAAGACACGAGCGCGCTCGGCTGCCCAAATAGATGCTTGATGACGATGAAGGTTGTGAGCCTCCCACGCCGCTTTCCTCTCTGCGTATGTACTCATCAGCTCCACCCATCATTGATCTGAGGTCTACGATCACGCCCGATCATCTCTACAGGGCGCCCGAACATCGAGCGCATACGCGATCTCATAGCGCTGTTGTTCTCCAGGAGGTTCTCAAGGATCACCTTGGGCTTGAGGTTGGTGGTCATACAGACCGCAAGCTCACCCGCGCTCCACCTGTCATATATCGCGCCAATCAGCTCGCGTGTTTGGTCTCGGTACCAATCACCCCAATCAGAGCCAGAGCCACCGATACCGCCAAGCTCATCGAGGCAGAGCAGATCAATGTTGTTGAGAATATGAGTCTCAGGCTCGACAGGGTTGGGTCGATCAGGGCGCCCCCATGATGCTTTGATGTCAGCAAAGAGTCCCTCATGAGTGATGAACAGAGCGCGCTTGCGAGAGAAGCAGGCATGCTTGGCGAGGATATGAAGCATAGAGCTCTTGCCGTTGCCTGGCTTGCCGTGAAGCAACACACAAGGGAGCTGAGGGAGATCTGTGTTCTTGGGCGCGTGGATATAGTCGAGGAGCGCGCCGACTGCTTTATGCTGAGCTGGGCTGTCCCACTCATAAGAGGCGAGCGTGTGCTTGTGAGCGACATAGGGCAGGCGCGCCGCCTCGATACGTTTGAGAGCTCGGCGTGGTGCTTCACAATGAGGGCAGAGCTTTGAGGTGGGCGCGAGCCCTTGCGCTGCCCTCGGAGTGATCAGCCAACCATCTTGGCATCGACCGCAGTGAGGCAGAGGTGAGGAGGCCAAGAAGCCGTTGACCGAGCGCCACTCTGAGGTGGGGAAGTTCTCGGCATTGATGCCAGCGTAGCTTGGCGCGAGCTCCCTCTCAGGGCTCTCGATTACCTCAACTTGATCGAGGTTGATGATGTTGGTGGTTAAGGTGTTCATCGTCTGTGTCTCCATTTAGCGTCTTATGAGGCTCTGAGGCGCTCTTTGTGTGTTGGCGAGATGCTCCACATAGGTCACGATTGAAGCAGGCGATACGCGCAGCTTATGAGCTTGTTGAGCGAGGACTGCATCATGCTCAGCAAGGGCGAGCCTTATATCCATCCGACCCTTGAAGCGAGCCACCTCATCAATCTTTTGTCTATAAACAAATAAAGAGCCCATGTCTTCACTCGGAGCGATGAGCCTACAGCCTGCTTGAAGCGCCGCGCGCCTCTCAGCCTCAAGCGAGTCCTCGCGCGTGGGGTTAGGCTCTACCTCTGGCTCAGCGTGTTGATTATGAGGTTGATAGTTATATTGATCTATATTGATATTATATTGATCTATTGATTTGGGTGACAATCTGTCACTACTAACAGGACAATCTGTCACTACCTGTGGTGTCAACTTGTCACTACCCTGGTGACAATCTGTCACTACCTGTGGTGACAATCTGTCACTACTATGGTGACAATTTGACACCATACCTTGATTGAGCTTGATGAGGGCTTTGTGATGCAGTCCATCCTCACGCCTCTCAGCATGTCGAGTGACCCAGCCCTTATCGGTGACGCTCTTGAGTTGGCGCTTGATGTTGCGCTCGCTCTGAGCTGTGACCTCTGAGAGATCGCGTACACTCACGCGCCCCTCCCATGTATTCCAATCAAGGCGAGTGAGTAGCATGATCAAGGTCAGCTTCTCGCCAGCGTTAAGGTCTTGAGCGCAGGCAATCGCCAAGCGCGCTTCCATCTCTTTCATTGAGGAACTCCTCGGTTGCGGTGGTGAGCTTGAACCTACACGCGAGCACCTAAAAGGTCAAGCGCCACTTAAGGCTCATTTATATTTATTTTAAACTAAATGAAAAATAAACTTGACCTAGAAGATCAAGGTGGGTATCAAGACTGCATCGCCACCAACCAAAGGAGGTCACACATGACCCTTAGAGATCGCCTCAAGCGCGACCTCGGCAAGCATCGCTACAACTTCACCCACTTGGCAGAGGAGGCAGGCATCACGCCCTCGACACTCAGCCGCATCTTCAAGGGTAAAGACACCTCGATCAGAACAGCAACCAAGCTAGCCAGAGCCGCCAATCGACTCACAGGCCTCAAGACCTATACCCCCTTAGACTTCTTCACTGACCTTTAAACCACCACACCACACCACACCACAACCAAGGCAACACACATGAGCACCATCTTCTTCTTCTCCGTCATTGTTCTTATCATCTTCAGCATCACTTGGGCTTGGGAGCTTCTTGAGGAGCACAGCGCCAACGCTAAGAAGCCTGCCAAGATCGAGCGCACTTGGCTCACTCGCACCTATGACGAGAACGAGGCTCTGCACCTCCACTACCACCTCCGCATCTACCACAGCATCCACCCTCTCCAACGCCGTCACATGCATGACCTCGGCCTCAAGTATGAGATCACCAAGCACATGAACGAGGCAGGCGTTGACATCCACATCCCCAGCGGTGATTGGGCTGCCATGATCGCGCTTTGGCTCACCATCGCAGACTTTAATGACATGGCCCGACAGACCCGCTTCATCAGCTCCCTCACCTCAAACCGCTTCAACCCTAACGCCTAAGACACCACCACAACTAAGGATAACATCATGAGCATCTACACTCCCAAGACACTCGACCAAGCCAAAGAGATCGCCACCCTCATCAGCGACAACCCTCGCGA